CTTGTCCCACGGCTCAAGCGACTGCGCTATAGGTTGCGGTTTTGGCGGAAGTGCGGAACCTTCTCGTGCGGGAATGCCATACATCCCTAGTCGCCCAAACATTGACGCACTAGCAAAAGCATCTTCCCGCGTGCGGTTCCGTTGGCACTCGGCATTCAATTCCCTACGAAGTAAATCTACTGTGCGCTCTAACTTCTCTGCGCGGCGATGCCAATATCGCGCTCTTGCCCGCCAATGAAGTATGCGAAGAAATCTCATTTCGGTCGAATCTTAGCGAATGTTTCAGCCAACTTCGCCCGCATACCAACTTTTCCCCCACGCTTTGCCGCCGAAACCATCTTGGCATGAGGAATCTTCTGGCCTTGCGGAACGCCAAGATCACGATGGAGTTGGCCCGGACGTTTTATCGCTCCCGCTATCCACTTTTTCATGCTATTTCTTCTTTGCTACGGGCGCGGCTTTTGCCGCTTTGACTACCTTAATCTTTGGCTTTGGTTTCTCAACCACTTTTGGCGCGGCTTTCTTGGCTTTCTTCTTCGGCTTTTCCTCTATTACTTCCTCAACCAATTCCTCTTTTACGTCTTCAGGAATCTCTGCTGCCATTGCCATCGCTTTTGGCTCATGGTCTACCCCGTTCAGTAACTCTTTTACCTTTTGCTCAAAACGGGCGTTGTAACTTTCACCTTCCTCTGCTTCACCCGTCGTGATTACTCCTTCAGCCCGCTGCTCTAATTCCAATGCGTAATTTCGCATCAAAGAATCATATTCAGGCTGAGTTTCAAGTTTTATCGCGTTCCATGCTTGCCGACTTACCTCTGTTACATCCATTCCTAATCCCCTTGTCTAAGCCACTTCAAACTGTAAGACTTCTTGACGGAGGCGATTTGCTGCGATTTCACAGTAGCGTTCCTCGATTTCAATTCCTATTGCTTTGCGGCCCAAGTCCTTTGCTGCTCGTAAGGTCGTGCCGCTGCCCATGAAGGGGTCGAGCACGGTATCTGACTTTGTAAAGCCAAGACACCACTTCATCAACAGCGTAGATTTCTCAGATGGATGAAAGCGTGGGCGTGTATCGCTCGGATACTCACCTTCGTTTTTGGCGTAATCAAAGCAACGGATCATCCGACTATTTTTGAACCATGCGAGTTCACAATCCAACATAAACTGACTAGAGTTCAGTTGCTTTTGCCACACTAACCACCCACCACCTCGTGGTAATTTCTGACAATAGTTATTTGCACCCCACAGGATCACTTCCTTGAATCCTAAAAACGGCGTCGGGTCAAATGGCTGACTGTCGCCATGAATCTGTGCATGGAAAACGCCGCCTTTGCCTTTCCGAGAAGGATCACTTTGAAATCGTGAATAATCACAGTTATTCGTAATTCCATAAGGCGGATCAGTTAGCACTAAATCAACCTTTGGCAGAGACGGTAAAACCTCACGACAGTCACCGTGATAGATCGTTATCCCTGATTCTTCGTAGTAAGGCTTCATTTTTCACTGCCGACTTGCATTCGGCCTCGCCCATCGGCTAGTTGACATACTTGCGTCGCAAACAAATCAGAAGGTTCGTGATACTGGCCTTCTATCGCTTGCTCTGCTCGCTCTATCAACTTTGCTCGATACTCAGGGGTTAGATTTGCATAGGTGGGCGCAGAGTCGGGTCGGGTACTCTCCCACGCGGAACGAGTTACATCGTCTATCGTTACTTTCGCCATGAATCACCTATGGGAGAAGATTCACACCGAGGTGCGTTACGTATGCCGGATCGTTTGTCACCCACGTCAATTCTTGGAGTGTCTGCACATTCGTTGCGCCTTGAACTCTGGCATCGCTCAAGTCCCCGAGTGCTTGGCCCACCTTTAGAGCGCGGGCAATGGAGTTGCGCTGCGAGAATGATTCCGCGCCGGGAGCAACTACTGCCGCAAGAACATCAGTAATTAGATCGTCTGCTCCGGTCGCTGCGGCGATCAAAGTATCGGTTAAATAACCTTCTTTTCCGGCTTGGAGTATGGCGTAACCCACGTCCGCCGATTGCTGTCTGTTGGAATTTGGGTATGTGGCAAGTCCGCTCAAGGTAGTATCCTCCCTATTTCATCCGACTAAACATTCGTTGTTTTAGAGACTTCTTTTTCGGTGCTGTTTCGGGCAACCCCTTGCGCGGAGTCGCTGCAAAATCATGTAATTGCTGATGACTCATCTTAGTCAAGCCTTCGTTCCGCTCGTATAACTTGTCGGGATCGTGCTCGGCAATTGCCATCGCAATCTGTTGTTTACGTGAAACGCTCGGCATATCGCGCTCAGTCTATATCATTTTAGAACATTCCTTCAATATCTTATTAGGCTCTTTCCCCGCCAAACTCGTCATAGACCTTTGGTTTGCCACCACCACTGAGTTGTTTCTTAGCCAACATCCCAATTATTTCGCTAGTCATTGCTATTTGATTAGGTGAGAGATTCCGTGCTGCCATCTCTGATGGCGAGTAACCCTTCGGTACTATTGCCGCTATCTTTTCCTGTTGCGTCATAGTCCGCGCTATTGGCCCAAATCCCGCTGCGGCGGTACACATTCTCGTTGAGTCGCAGGAATCTTCATCAGCCTTCATAGGTTGTTGTACCGTAATACCACTGTCAGTAACCTTCTCCGGTCTAAGTCTCCAATTAAAGGCTTGGTCACGATGTATCTTTAGACCCAAATCATCACGCGGCGAAAAGAATTGATCGTCATCGACAATATCGAACCATGCTGGACGACCTAACTTCCATAATCCGTCGTGAAACTTCTCGTCACGGTGAAACGGATGCGGCTGTGAACGATCCGGTCGCATCAAGTGCCGCCATTGTGGGATTCCTGATAATTTTGCACTGTCGCAAGGGTAAAAATGCCAACCATGCTCGCGGTTCAAAACCAAGCGTTCACCTAGTTTCTCATGACTGAGCCATTCTCGCTGAAGTTGCTCATCGGGCCACATTCGCGCCTTTACCGCTGTGCTCATATCTCCAATAGTCGTCGCCGTAAACACGCAACCACGATAACGAAATACCGCTCCCGCTAACGGAGCACTTTGCGGCGCACTTGCTAAGAACGTAAACGCTGTTCGGTGTCCCGCCGAGTACCCAATATCGCAACCCACGTCTATGTTCCAATCTGAAGGTATCCGACGAGACTTATACATCGCCTCAAACTGTGACCACGTTATGACGTGAGTACGCAACACTCTGTCGTCATATTCTGGTAAAACACGTTCTTCTAACGTGCTATCCAAGCGGTGCATGTATTCGGCGTTGAACGCATCTATTCCTGACCTGTCCAAGAACACCTGACACTTCGTTATGTTCATGTCAGCCCATGTTGGCGTTCCTGCTTTTATAATGTGTCGTGGCCCGTGTTCCGTCTGCTCAAACTCGATTACTAAATCTTCCTTGAACGCAGGTACAACTCCACCACCAATGATTCGCCTCACTGCGAGCACAGAACTTGTGCGCGTCAAGATGCGATTCATTACTGAGTTTTGGTGAATTGGGTTTTGGTCGAAGATGATTCGGGTGGACGCATCGCCCATCGGAAGAATTGAGCGAGCAATCATCTGCTCTTTACCTTCAACTACCGCTATTGAATCCCCGATTTCATCTACGTCCGACAAGACTATCAGCGTCGGGCGCATGTCCAACACCTTGCCGCCGCGTAACGCTACATTCAATCCTGCGGGTCGTACCGCCCAACCAAAGCCTGAACGAGTCTCACCCGTCATTAAGAACTCTTTGCCCCATCCAAACTTGTTTCCGTGTGCCCCAATCTTCGGTTTAGCCAGCCACGGATACATCTTGCCCAACTGCTCAGACTCAATTCTGTCTCGTATGCTGATTACGTGTTCTTCCGCTTGCTCTTGTTTCCCCGACACCCACAAAACATATCCACGTCGCACCAAACATCCCTCGGCTATTGCCGACCACTCACTGTGGGAACTTTTCCCGGTATCCCGACTCCACGGAAGTAAGGCTACGAGGTCATTTGGGTCGAGAGGTTCACCACGACGGAGTTTTAGCGCAATGGGCCAATACCATTCCCAAAACTCGTGATGAAAAGGTGCGAATGATCCGGTAAAGGTGTGTGGGCCAAACTTGCGGAGCCAATACTCGTAACCTTGCGCTTCAAAGGCTATCCCTTTGTTCTGTGCAAAGTACGCAGCGAGTTCCTTGCCTTCTTCGGGAAAGCGTTCCTCAAAGATTTTTAACCCTTTGGCGCGGGTTTCTTCAGGCAGTAAAACGAATTGCTGGATTAACGCATCAAGGTTGGGTAGTGGCGGGTTCTGGCTCATTTATTTCGCTGCATTTTACCACGAGAACTACTCCGTCAACTCTCGTTGTGTAAACTCGCCCGTTGATCGCGCAATATCGGTACAAATGAGGTAAAACGGGCTGACCATTCATCAGCAGATTGAGTTCGTTTCTACCAAGTCCCGCCGTGCATCTTGTGCCGTCCTTTGCGTCAAGGACTTCTAAAATTCGTTCTACTTTGCGGGCAGTTGTGTTGGCAGGATGTCGAGGTATTTCGCCGCGATTGAAAACTACTTCAGTTACTTCTCTAGTAGGGGATTCATCCATTACTGAATAATACGATAAAAGGCCAAGATATTTCTATCTCAGCCTTTTCGATTTACCATAACTTACCCAACCATTG